ATAATGGTAATCATCAGTATGTAGCCATTGATGGTGCTGGTCGAGTGGAAGGAACTATAACTTATCATGCAAATACATAGACCGCAGCTACGTCTATAAACTAAGCCTAAAACTGTTTATATCGGAGATATATCCTAATGGCATTAGCCGAATCAATCGAATACGACAAGATAGAAGTTGTCGGTGAATATAAAGCGGTACAAGTCCGCAAAGCAACAGTCATCAAAAAAAATGGCACAGAATTAACAAGAGCATATAAAAGATATGTACTACATGCTGGTACGTTAGATGGTAATGATGCTCTAGTCGATACTGATTTATCAGCAGAACCAGCAGAAGTATCAGCTATATGCAATGCAGTCTGGACTACTGATGTAAAAGCTGCGTATAAAGCATTTCTTATAGCTAATAAACCAGCATAGTGGAAATACCCGCCATAGTATTGCCAGACCCAATACCACTCAAAACAATATCTTTACCTTTACCTACAGCTGATGTACCTTCTTATACACCTCTAGTTGTACCTCCAAGTGATCTTAGAGAACCAGAGGGTACTAAACCTGTAGAAACTGTCGATCCACCTAAACCAACTTTACCACCTCCTTTTCCACCTTACCCTTTACCATCAACTGATATATTAGTTCCTACAGTTATTACAGCTGTTACAGCAGTGGCAGCTACAACTGTAGCCACACCTATTATACAAGATATTAAAGAAAAGATAACAAAGTTCTTAAATAATAAAATAAAGAAATGGAAGGAAAACCAGAAGAAAAAAAAGGACTCCTTACAAAACTTAAAGAAAACATAGACGACCATGATGAACAGATGCAAGTACTAGGTGCAGCAGTGCGTCTAGGTGTTGTAATCTGGTCAGGGTTTATTATTACACTAAGTTATGTTGAGTTACCTATGATTAAAAAATCAGCTACAGCGGGCGATATTACTTTTGTCGCTTCGATTTTTACAGGTGCACTGGCCACTTTTGGCTTGTCTACTGGTAATGGTAAAAAAGACAAAGAACAAAAACCAAAAACATGAAAAAATTAATTCTTCTCTTAGCACTGGTTGCACCTACAGTAGCAAGAGCTAATACCGTCACGCCTCAGTTTACTACAGGGTCGATGAACAGTACAACAACTACAACACAAACAATAACCGAAGTTGAGCAGCGTCAAGTTTTTGGCTCTGCCGTAAACACTTGGTCTGGAACCAACGTAACACCTTCAGCTGATATAGCTGGTAGTGGAACAACATTTACAGTTACCAACACCGCAAACCCTTGGACACTAGAAACAACAACCAGAGCAGCTGGTTTAGTAGAGCAGTGGGATACCACAACAAACTATACAATAAACTCTACTACTACATCGCTCTCTGTATTCTCACAATAACACCAGTATATGCAGAAGGAGACACAAACAACTCGTCCAACCCTGTGGCAGCAGCAACAGGAAATGTTACCAATCAGGCTGTGCAATTTCAAAATAATGGAGCACCGTCTAGACAACAATATGGTTCTTCCATATCTTGTAACGGATCAACAATGACGTTCAGCCCTTTTTATATGGGTAACGATACCGAACCCCAAGGGGATGAGGGATATGTTATTACAGAAAACTGGGGCTTTCAGATAAACTTTTCAGTACCTTTAGACAAGCGTGGTCTTAAACAATGTAGAGAGATTGCAAAACGTCAAGAGGAAAAGATGAGATTAGACTATGAGTTAGTTCGTGCTCTTAAATGTGCAGAGCTGATGCAGAAAGGGTTTGCAATACGCCCCCAAACACGTGTAGCACACATGTGCCAAGATATTGTACCTATTCAATCATTACTACCTAAAAAAGATGTTAGCACTACTAAAACCAATCGTTTTAACCTTTTTAAAAGGTGACAAATTTAAAGTATTTGTTATTGACCTATTAGAAAAGTTATCCAAAGAAAGCGATAATGACCTTGATGACAAGGCAGTAGAATTTATTAAACGAGGATTAAAAGTTGAGTAAAGTTCAACGTATACCCCGCAGAGCTGGGGAAAATGAGTTTAATGAACTACATAAGTTAGTTACAACCGAACTCATTGCAAGAATACGCAGTGGTGAAGCCACTACTGCTGACTTAAAAGCTGCTTCTGACTGGTTATACAAGAACGACATTACAGGTGTGGCATTTGATACATCACCATTGTCACAACTAGCCGACATTATGCCTAGTGTCGATTTTGATACAGTCCAGAAATCGGTAATTAAACATGGCTCCTAGAAAACTACCACGGAAACAATTAAAACGAAGTGCAAGAAACTACAGAGACAACCCACAGTCTAGAGCTAAAAAAAACGCTTACAACAGAAAGCGTAACGCAACACCAGAAGCCATCAAATATAGAGTCGAGCTTAAACGAGCTAGGCGAAAAGCGGGGGCAGAAGGTAAGGGCGGTAAGGATTTTTCACACACTAAATCAGGAAGATTAGTAAGAGAAAGTCCTTCTAAAAACAGAGCTAGAAATCGAAGCAGAAAATGACACCAGTACTTCCTAACTATAAACATTACACACAAAACTTAATAGTCATGACATCAGGAGACGCTAAACGTTTATGGAGAAAAGCTATTAAGGAGGCAAACAATTATGAATGTATCTATTGCGGACAAAAACATCATGAATATGATCTTACCATTGACCATGTACATCCCCGAAGTTTGGGAGGTGATACCAATACTTGCAACTGTGTTCCCGCCTGTAGAAAATGTAATCAAGAAAAAGGAAGTAACAACTGGCTAAAGTGGTTTCGTACTACGTTTCCACCTAACCCATTTAGAGAACAACAAATACTAAATTGGATTAAATGAATACCTTTTTACATCCATCTAAATTAAAATTAGATGAATTAAGAGTCATAGCTTTAACTGTACCCTCCCCGCTAAGGTGGGCTGCGGTATGGTTTTTGTTATGGATAGAACCCCAATACATAGAGTATAAGTCTCAACAAGCGGTAGACGATGCTATTAAACAGTATAAAGAAACGTTTGGACAAGACAAAGTAATTAATATGGTTATAGAAAATACAAAACCATCTAAAGTAAAAGGATTAAACGATCATTCTATCGAATATTATTCTAAATTAGATGAAGAGTATTGGGAAAAATATAATAGTGACCTATGAGTTTAGAAAAAGAACTACATAAAGATTTTAGAATCTTTTTAACAGCTGTATGGACACACCTTAACCTACCTGTCCCCACAAGGGCACAGTTATGTATAGCTGAATATTTACAACATGGGCCTAAAAGACTACAGATACAGGCATTTCGGGGAGTAGGTAAATCCTGGATTACTGCTGCCTTCGTACTTTGGACGTTATTTAATGACCCAAACGAGAAAATTATGGTTGTATCTGCATCAAAAGACAGAGCTGACTCATTTAGTATTTTTTGTCAAAGACTAATACTAGAAGTACCTTGGTTGTCACACTTACGTCCTAAGAATGACGATCAACGTTGGTCACGTATATCTTTCGATGTTGGGCCAGCTGCACCCCACCAAGCACCCTCAGTTAAGTCTGTGGGTATTACAGGGCAGCTAACTGGGTCTAGAGCAGACCTTATGGTGCTTGATGATGTCGAAGTACCTAATAACAGTATGACGGAGCTACAACGTGAAAAACTTTTACAACTTGTTACTGAATGTGAGTCTATTCTTACTCCTAAACGTAAGTCTCGTATTATGTTTCTTGGTACTCCTCAAACGACATTCACTGTCTACAATAAGCTAAGAGAACGTAGCTATAGACCATTTGTGTGGCCAGCACGGTATCCCCGCAAAATAGCCATGTATGATGGCTTGCTAGCCCCGCAATTAGTCGAGGATTTAGACAAAGAAGAAGATTTAACATGGCAACCTACTGATACTCGCTTTAAAGAAGACGATTTACTACAAAGAGAGTCATCTATGGGTAGATCTAACTTTATGCTACAGTTTATGCTAGATACTAGCTTATCTGACGCAGAAAAGTTCCCATTAAAGTTTGCAGACTTAATTGTCAACTCAGTAAACCCAACACATGCACCAGAAAATATGATATGGTGCTCAGATCCAGACAATATAGTCAAAGATCTACCTTGTGTGGGGCTCCCAGGGGATTATTACCACAGACCTATGGCTATTCAAGGAGAATGGTTAGAGTATGCAGAAACTATTTGCAGTGTAGACCCATCTGGACGTGGAGCTGACGAAACAGTAGCAACATTCTTGTCTCAGTTAAACGGACTTATATATGTGCATGAAATGTATGCATCTAAGGACGGTTATTCTGATAAGACACTATTACAGATACTTAGGAGATGTCGTAAATATGATGCGAGTACGCTGCTCATTGAGAGTAACTTTGGCGATGGTATTGTATCAGAGCTATTTAGAAAACACTGTCAAACGACAAAAACATTAATTAACATAGAGGAAACAAGAGCTAATGTCAGGAAAGAAGATCGTATTATTGACAGCTTGGAGCCTGTTTTTAATCAGCACAGGTTGGTTATTGATCCCAAAGTTATTGAATGGGATTATGCGTCAAACGCTAATGAAGCAACTGAAAATAGATTCCAATATATGCTGGGATATCAAATCTCCAGAATGTGTAGAGAAAAAGGTGCTGTTCGACATGACGACAGAATTGACTCCCTTGCCCAAGGAGTTAAATGGTTTACCGATGCCCTCGCCATTTCTGCCCAGCAACAAATAAAAGACAGAAGACATGAAGAATGGATAGACCATCTAGAAGCTTGGATGGATGACCCTGAAGCAGAGGCAAATCACATGGTACTAGGAATGGACTTAGAACAAAGAAGAGAGGCTAGAGGGGCTACTAGAAGCCACTCACACACATGGATGTAGTCAACCCCACCATAACACACGGGGAAGTGGTGCTCCTCGTGGGTGGAAACAGCGGTCAGAGGGGTAGATACGTCTACCTCTCACTAAACATCGTGGTAAGTTGCACGATATATGATTAAAAAATTATTATTACTCTTACTAATACTAAGGGTAGCTGCTCCTATCTCGTATATAACGTGGGTAGCTCTCAGGGAGTCTAAAATTTGGCATAATTTTCTGTCCCCTATTATACTCAAGCGATAATCGGCAAGCCCCCCGAAGGGTGTTTGTGTTCGGTTATCCGTACTTGTCACAATCGTTAGGATACCCCCGCAAGTTTGTTTCATTATGTAACAAGTACCTTGCACTATATGCGGGGAGTCTAGTGAGACTCAAACTACATATAGGGTTTATCTCAATATATTGCGGGGGGATTGACGAATCTCATCGTGAGTCTCATGGGATCTGTCTTCCCTGATCATGAGAATAACATATAAGGTTTACTTATCATTCATATGAATTATATTAATAATAACTAGATTGTTACCAAATGTTAAACAAATATAAAGCTTTCTTGACTTTCCCTGATTTTATGGTATCCTCTCTCTTTTTAAATTCTCAGCTGTACTAGTACACATGTACTACCACAATCATAATAGGCTTGCGACCGACTTTGTCAACCCATTTATTAAGCGATGCAACAAATATCTTGATATCAACAATTTTACCAGGTAGTGCCCTATTCCTTAAAATATGTGCCATAATAGATATATACAAATGAATTTTCAAATTTTATGTTTCTAATCAATCCTCTAATATAAAGAGACGAACCACACTAAATAAAACAAGTTACGGGGATCTATCCTTAGAAGATAGAAACAGCACCAATTAACAATGTGCGTTACCTGTTAATGTGATCCAAACCATAGCACCGAATCAAGTAGGGTAAGCCTAGAGGGGCGATAGCATCAATACGGGGACTGTAATGAAGTAAGCGGTAGGGCTTACGTGAACGGAGGGGTACGCAAACCGACAGTACTGGGCTAGATAGCAACAAGGCTAGCAATTAACAGTTAACACAAGGACTTATAGTGCCTACCCACAATCATCAGGTCTACAATGTTAACAAATCACATGCAATTAATTACTGTTGTAGGCTGTACCATGTCAGCCAACTGACCTTGTAAGCGGGAACGCTTCACAATGTGTATCTACAGCTCTACAACTTCTATGCGGTAGTCCGTACACTGTCACTCACACCGATTACTAACGCTCGTTGACGCTGAGTATTTATACTCTTATCCGTCCGCATACCTTACCAGTACAATATGCATACAGGGCTGGTTCAACTCCAGCATACCGCATTGGCTACACGCCATCCACCACATTGCACCAATGACTTATTCACAACTATCACACAATGCACGTGAGATTGTCGCTAGGTTTACACTGGCTACGACTCAAGAAGTGCAAGCTGGACGTGACTGGTATCCCAACGCACTCAAGATATGCCACAGTATCAGCAACAGATACAACGTACCAGTATCAACTGTTGCGGGTGTTGTCAGTGCCCTATCACCTCGCAACGAGTGGTCTCGCAACATCATAGATGCTGAGGCTATGTGCAAGCTACACCAATCACACGCCACTCGCAAAGACTTGCAGAGGCTCAAAGTGTGTACATTCAAGACTAACAAGACACTTGCAATCAGCATACTCACACTGCCCTCGATTCCATTAGAGGCTATACTCACAGGTGACAAACGCCTTGAGTTCTACAACTGCATCTATCGTAGAGCTCTTGACGATGTATGTATTGACGGACACGCATACTCTATATGGCTAGGCTCACGTGTACCAACTACCAAAACACCACCGATTGGTAAGAAGTTACGCAAGCAAATCAAGCAAGACTATCGTGATGCTACGTGCTTCCTCAACGAAGAGCTTGACGAAACATTCATGGCAGCTGACATTCAGGCTATTACATGGGTCACTCACAAACGCATACACAATGTGTTGCGGGGGTATTACAAAGTTTAATCACGTTGGTTGACTAGGTTACTATTGTTATCATCAAAGCGTGAGTAATGCTAAGCAGCAGCCACCTCACCGCCAACACACACACACAAACCACAATCATGACGCATAAACGCCCAAAGCTCAAAGAAACACAAGCTATGCAACAGCTACCTCCTGAAATTGCTAAAGCTATCCAGTATCTCGAATACCGTAGACTACGCCACAAGCATCCGCACGTATGAGAGTACTTGACCTATTCAGTGGAATTGGTGGCTTTGCCTACGCAGGTCACATGCTAGGGGGCTTCACTACTACGCAGTTCGTTGAGAACAACGCATACTGTCAGCAAGTCCTCCGCAAAAACTTCCCACTTGTACCAATTCACGATGACATCACTACCTTTGACACATCATTCAAATTCGGTGAGTACGACCTCATCACAGCTGGATTCCCATGCCAAGACCTCAGCTCCGCTGGCAAACAGGCTGGACTTCGAGAAGGCACACGCAGTAGCCTGTTCTACAGGGTCATGCAGATTGCTAGGCGTGTTCGACCTAAGTTCATCCTCTTTGAAAACGTTGCAAATACCATCAGTCACAGCAACGGGCAGACCTTCCAGCAAATCCTCCATGAAATTGCCAAAGCAGGGTTCAATGCTGAGTGGAGCATTGTATCAGCTGCAGATTCTGGAGCCTGTCACCTCCGTAAACGTATCTGGATTATTGCCTACGCCAACGACCCAAGATACTATCGCACATCCAAATGCCACAATCACGCAGAACGGACGGAGACTGTCA